TGGACTGCGCGATCACGTTCCTGACGCTTGGGATCATCTCGTCCAGCACAGTCTTGAAGCTGGCTGCATAGTTACCGTTCTGGATGAACACGCCGCCCCAGACGAGAGAGGCCGCGAGATACAGGTCGGGATGATTTTGCAGCAGCCAGTTCGTCGGAACCGCATCGGAGAGCGCGAACCTCTCCTGAGAGCGGAGCCGAAAGGAATACGCGCTGTCGCATGGTCGGTCGAATACGATATTTGTCCCGTCGATGGCCCATATCGACGGCTGGCCGGCGGTATCCATGAATGGGAACGTGCCATCGGCGCGGGGCAGCATGATCGTTTCGCCGCCGGTCAGCGCAATGAGCAGCGCAATGGGCTTGACCATCGCCACCGCCGAAATATCGATGGTGCGCGATCCGATCGTCCCCGTAAGGCTCTTGTCCACCTCGACTGGGTTAAGCGCCCGGTTCAGTCCGGCCTCGCCCAGGGCGATGAAATCTCCCGCAGAGCCGAGAACATCGGCGCGTGCCATCCAGTCGGACACCGCCTGTTTCAGCTGAATGTAGTTACCGATCGGCATGACCATCCTCCAGCCATTCGGCGGGATCGCCTACGAAAACCTGGCCGCCGTCGTGGTGACGGAGTTTCAATGAAGGATCGAGCCACACGGTCCCGCCTGACTGGCGGTAGAGACGGCAAAATCCGTAATCCTCCCCGAAATAGGTCCCGCGATGGAACCCCATGGGGAAATAGTCGTGTGTCACCGATCCGTCAGAAGCGAGGTAGCCCCTCGGCTTCATGCTCGAAAACGCCTTGCGGCTGATCTTGATGAACCCTCCGGGAAGACCGCCGACGCGGTACAGGCGACCGTCTCTTTCGGCCTTCCCATGGACATGAAACCGTACATCCGGCACCTTGGGCCGATACGTGCCTCCGATGACATCCTTCCGGCTCTTGACGAGTTTCAGGAGCGATCCGGGCGGCCACGAAATGTCGGCGTCCACGAATACCATTTCCCGGCACTCTTTCTGCGCCAGGAATCGCTTGGCGAGCCTGTTGCGGGCATCTCCTATGAGAGAGCATCCCACTTCCCACTCGACAAGCAGGTGAACCCCCTGTCGGGAACAGCAAAGCTGCTCAGCAAGCAGGGAATCCACCGTCTTGTAGTGCGGCTTCCCGTCGATGACGGGAATGCCGACGAAAACCAGCCTCACGAGTTGCTGATGAGGCCGAGAGCGACAAGCTGGTCGCGCAGGTCGCAGAAGGCGGCCGCGACGTTGGCCGCCGTGGTGTTGCCGGCAGTCAGCGCGCCGGAGGTGGATGCGACGGGCTTTGTGACGGGCGTGGCGCCGTAGAACGAAACCTTGTCGTCGGACTGGCCGAGGATCGTACCCGAGCCGCTGCCATCGGAAAGCTGTTTTGCAGCCATTGGAGTTTCCTTTCAGGGATTGGAGGGGAAAGAGGGGCGCTAGGCCCCTCCCGATCAGCTGGAGCCGCTGAGCCTGTGGGCGAGGCGCGGGTCGATGCACTTGGTGCCGTAGAGCACATCGAGACGCCATGCGCTTTCGTCGTTCACGCCGTCATAGACGGGGATCACGCGGACGCTGGTGCCCTTGTACGTCTGGCGGGAAACATCGACGGCGCCCGGAGGCGAGACGAGCGGCACGGAAACCAGAGCGAACGCATTCCGATGGAACACGAGGTTCTGGCGATAGCCGGTACTGTCCGTGCCGACCGGGGCGACGACCTTGCCGTCCAGGTTCGTGGCTGCGGTGGAAATGTTCTGGAACGCGCCGCTCCAGATCATCGCCGGGTAGAAGGTGATGTCCACCTGGTTGCCCGAAGCGTTGGCGGTCGAGACGACGGTAAACTGCTTCAGGAAAGACAGCTTGGCCTTTGTCACCGGGTTGACCGCGTACACGTCGGCGATGGTGAACACGTCGCCAACGGCCACGGCCGGCGCGGAAGCCGAGAAGCCATCCACCGTCATGGTCTGCTGCATCGTGTCCTTCACGCTGTCGTAGGTGACGCTCGATGCGTTGACCGTGCCGTCCACGGCGACCGTGGTGCCGGCCCACACGCCGACAGTGTGGGTCGGCACGTTCTGCGACATGTATGTGTCGACGCCGCCGATCTCGCCGAGTGAACCCTTGCGATAGGCGCCCTTGGCCGCGTCCTGTATGTAGAGCGCGGTCTGGGAGCCAAGCAGGCCCCAATGGTCGGCAGGCGAGAGAACCGCCGTGCGGCCATCGGACGGGTTGGCGTACTCGTCCATGCGTTCCGGCCCCTTCGCGAAGTCTGCGTAGGAGTTGATCGGCGATGCCGGCGTGCCGAGCCACGAGGGGACAGCCTTGTAAAGCGCCATCAGGTCGGTGTCGATCTGGTTGGCAAGCTGAACCATCGCAGGCTTGATGACGCGCTCGGAAAGCTCGCCGATCTTCAGTGTCAGGTCCTGCGACGAGAACTTGAAATCGACGCCTTTGCGCTTGTCCACCGTGATCGTGGTCTTGCCCTCGGTCACGTCCTGGACGTTCATCACCGCACCGTCGCGGACGGTGAAGTCGGTCGGCTTGCGGATCGAGATGGTTTCACCCACCTTGTACCCGTTCACCTTCTTGTCGAACTCGTTCTCGTAGCCGCGAAAGACCTTCTTGGCCATGACGAGTTCATTGTCGAGGATCATCACCGCTTCCTTGGCGATGATGTCCGCAGTCAGGGTCGTATTGGTGGACATGGTAGCTCCATCTGGCGGCCTCGGCCGCGCTGGGACTGGACGTCATCCGACGTTCAATCGGGTTGGGGTGCTTAGCCCCGGCCAGCCTTCCGGGCGGCCACGTATTCATCCATCGACATTTCGCCGAGAGACTTGTTGGCGCCAGGCGTGGCGCGTCCGCCGACCGTCTTGGACGGTTGCGGCTGGGCGGCTGGCTTCTGTACCGGGGCGGGTTTGGAAAGGGCGTTCTGGCCGATCCGGGCGAGATAGATCATCTCGTAGACCAGCGGGTTCATCATGCTCTGCATCTGCTCTCTGGTCACACCCTTGGAGAGCGCAAAATCGATGACCTGCTTGTCGGTTTCCGGCGTCCAGCCCTTGAGATTGGCTTTCACGTGCTCGTGCGTTTCCTGCATGCGCTTGGCAATTTCTTGCTGCGCAGAGGCAGTGCGAGAGCTTTCATGCTGCTGGATGGTGGCCTCCAGCTGGCCCTTCTGGTTGCGAAGATGCTGCGCGTAGTTCCACGCCTCATCCGCGCCGAGCGGATCGGTCAAGCGATGCTGCTGGTATGTTGACCAGTCGTAATCCTTGAACCGCTCCAACTCCTTGGTCACGCCGCGAAGATCGGCGCGCGCATCGAGGTATTCCTCACTCGCGGAGAATTGCTGGTCGAGCCGCTGGGCGCGAGCTTCCAGTTCCTTGCGAGTATTGGCTACTTCCTGCGTCTTCTTGGTGTAATCGGCCTGCATCATCAGGCCATCTTTCAGGCCCTTCGGTGCCTTCACCTTCTTCCCGTTCCAGTCGAATTCCTCAAGGTCTTCTTCCGGTTCGGGCTGATCCTTGATTTCCGGCTCGTCGCCGGTTTCATCGAGGTTTTCAGGCTCATCAGCCTCCATTTCCGTTTCGATTGCCGGGGTTCCCGGTTCTACTTCGGCAATGGCTTCCTGTTCGCCGTCCATGTGCGCACTTCCTTTCGAGTTGGATTGGTGCTGTGCGCCGTCACGTGGCGCGTACGATTACCGATTGCTCGGAATTAGTGTCATGCCCACACCCGCGCGCGATGGGTAACCGCGCCGGCCTCGTAGATCTTCATGCCGCTGGTGCCGACCCACGCCGCCGGAACGCCGTCTACTGGCGGAACCTCCTCCATGTGGCCGAGCAGGGCGAATATCCCCGCCCAGCCGCCGCCTGCGTCCAGCATGTCCGCCAGCGCGCCGTAGGCGACCAGATTGACGTGGTGGCCCTCGACCATCTCGGCAGGCGTGATCTCGTTGCCCTCGTCGTCATAGACCGCGTCAACCTTCACCACCGGGCCGATCTCGTCGATGCGCACCCAGTCAGACGGCGCGAGGATGCCGGTCTCGGGCTGGACCGAGGCCAGCGGCTCGCCAGTGACCGGATTCGTGAGGGCCGACATGGTGGCGGCGAAGGTTGCGCGGTCGGGCGACCAGGACAGGTATTCGAGGATCATGCTGGCACCCATGTAAGCGTCTTGACGTGCGTGGCGCCTGCCGCAGCGGCGAGCGCCGCTATGTCGAGCGCATCCTCGGCGCCATTGAGGATCGGCGAGACTGTCGCCCCGTTGAGCTTGAGCGTGCCGGAACCGTCGTTCCACGGGAACGCATCCAGCGGCAGGGTGATGTCGTCTGCTGCGCGGGTGACGGCTGCGGTCGTGGTCGAGATGTGTGAAGACACCGAAGGCACATTGAACAGGTCAGCGCCCCATATCCTCAACGCCGTTCCGACAGGAGGGGTGGCGCCGCCTGTGTAGCCATAATAAAAGGAGATCGTGTCGCCGGCGCTGATGCCTGTCGCTTGCGCGAACGAAATACGATACCAGCCGTCCGGGTACGGCTCCACCGTCCACGCGCCTGTTGCTGCACCGGTTGAAAGATTGATCAGACCCTGCGCAAAATTCGTCCCGGTCGTGTCGTTGCGAAGCATGAAGGGCCAAGTCCAATTGTCGGTGGACTTGACCCAGAACGCGACCGCGTTGCCTCCAGCCTTTCCGGCTCCGCTGATGCCGCGGCGCCACACGCTCGACACAGGCGACGGCATGACAATGTTCACAGCATTGGTCGACCCGTCAGGGGCCGGTTGCCCGCCTACCTTCGTGGCGGTGCTTACGGGCCACACTGCGTTCGTGAAGTCGTCCGAATAACTGGCGAGATTCGTCGCTTGCTGCTCGACGCGGACACCGAGTGGAGCGCCGGTCGCGGGATCGTACTCGCACCGCAGCGCCGTCCCGCTTTCAAGGACACCGGCCTTGTTGACAATCCACTTCGTTGACGGGCTGGCGTAGGTCAGCAGGTCATTGATGTTGCCGGACCAGTTAAGACCGGGCGATCTGACCACCGCCCTCAAACTTGGGCCATCAATGGCAAACCCTTCCGCGTTCGTTCCGAGCAAGGCCAAGGCCGGGTCAAGCGACCGAAGCCCTAGGCCAAACCCAAGATCGGCCGAAAGCGACAAAAGCTGCATGTCAGTAGGTCAGACCGACAATATCGTCCGCCGTAGTCGCAGAAGCGACCTTCTGGACGATTACCGGGAGGATCGTCCCCGCCAGGACATTCTTGAATGTCACGGACTGGCCGCCCTCCATCGTAACCGCCACGTCGCCGCCTGTACCGATATACAGCGCGCGGGCGAAGATGATTTTCGTGTCGCTGGGCGTCACGTCGAACGCGCTGCGGGCCGTGCCCGTCTGGACTTCGTTAGCCATGTCCTGCCTCCGTGGATGGGCGCACAATCGGCCTTGACGCCATTGTCGCCGCGTTCAACTGCGCCTTGTAAGCCTCGATTTCCTTCTGCGCGTCGATCTTGATGCGCTCGATCTCCATTTCGGCCTGTATCTTCATGACCGCGATCTGCTTGTCCGCCTCGATCTTGGCCGCCGCCTGCTGCTGGTCGGCCTGCAACTTCATCGCGCTCGCCTGCTGGTCGGACTTGAGGTTCTGGTTCTCCTCGGCGAGCTGCTGCAATTTCTGCTTGCCTTGTTCGATCTGCTTCTGCACTTCCGGCGGAAGCTGGCCCTCCGCGACCTTCTCCATCTTCTCGGCGATCTTGTCGGCGCCCGGCCAATCGAGGTTCTTGGCCAGTTCGGGACCGATAATCGGGGCCGCCTGCGGAAATGCGCGGATCATTTCCGTCATCTGCGCCGCCGCCTCCTCGCGCTGCGTCGTGTAGCTCGGGCCGGTCGTCACGGTCAGGTCGTACTTGCCCACGGTCAGGTCATGCAGCGCCGTCACCGTTTTCATGATCGGGTTGCCGTTCGGGTCTTGAAGGGGCTGTCCATCCTGCCCCATGGCCGGCTGCTGCATCGGCTGGCCCGTCTTCGGATCGCGCACCTGATACGGCGCGTTGACCTGCTTGGCCTCCTGCGTTCCGTCTTCGCCGATCACGCGCACGATCCGCTCGGCGCTGTAGACATGCGGTATCAGGTCGATCAGGATACGGCCCGTATGCCGGATGGCCCGCGCGAGGTTGTCGATGAAATGGAAGGTCGAAACATCGCCCTCCCTTTGCCGCGCGAGGATCGCCTTGCCGCTGGTTTCGTTCGACCGCGCCCCCAGGGAAGCATCATACATGCCGATGATCGCCTTCATGTCGTCGGAGGCATTCAGGGCCTCTTGCAGTGCCCCGGCGGCAACGCCTGTATCCATGGGCTGACGCTGCGGAGGCGTGTTGACGGCGGCCGGAACAAGATCATACTCCAGAAAGGCGTGATTGCGCGTGTTGGCCGTCATCCAGCGTTCCATGTCGCTGTCAAACGCCCCCTTCGGCCCGATGAACGGAACGCGCGGGGCGAGTGCCACCAGTTCCGTCGCCGACGAGCGCCAATAGTTGAAATTTCGCTGCGGGTCTTTCGCGTCGTGCACCAGCGAGCGGAAATAACGCTTGCCCTGCACATCGAACTCGTCGCCGTAGACCGGAACGATGGGAATGTACCTCCCAGCCCACTGCACCGTTTCCAGCACCTCGGCTGCGGTCATGATATGCTGCACGACCTTGTGGGTCTTCGTCGTGCGCTGCGCCTTGAATTCAAGGAACTGCTGCGCCGCCTGGAAATCCGCATCCTTCTCGATCTGGTCCTTGCCATAGACCAGCATCGAGCCGTCGCGCGTGTCCCGGAACATCAGTATTTCGCGCTCGACCTCCGTGCGCTTCCAGTATTCGGCGACCATCACCTCGTTTTCGGTGCGCCACGGCTCGCCGGCGGATGACCAGAGGCTATCGTCCCAATCAACCTTCGCCTTGTCGCCATATTGCGCCTTGAAGGCTGATTTCGTCATGCGGTCGACGACAAATGCCGTATTCCAATCGCTGCTATCCGCCGCCGTAGAATAGGGGTCGCCATAGACCGCGAAGGGGTTGATCACCCGCTGTATCTGCAAATCCATGTCAAAGGTGTCGTCATAGGCGTAATCGATGCCGACGCGCCAATATCCGAACCCTCCTGTCACCGCGCACTCGACGCCGGTGTCATAGGCAACATCGGCGCTCGACGTGTATTCGATGTTGCGGATCAGGCCATTGATGACCTCCGCCGTCTCGGGATCGCTCTTGCTGTCTACCGGATGGACGTGGATCGCAGGCTTGTTCTGGCGCGCGTCGTTGACCACCTGACGGATGAATGCCGGAAGTTTGTTGATGGTGAGACAGGGGCGGCCTTCACGTTCCCGCTGTTTGACGATCTTGTCCGGCCACTGCTCGGCAAGGCGCGAGAAGCGGATATCATCGAGCGCGGCCTGCCTGTTCTGGTCGGACGCATCGGCGCTTTCGGTGAAGGCGTCCTTGGCTTCCTGAAGGATATCGTCGTCAGCCATCAGCCCATCCAGCTTCCAGCCCCGCCGTGCGACACGGAAGGACGCGCTACCGGTTTTGCCGGGGTTTCATAGGCCACGCACATCAGCCCGAAGGCATCGGCGCCATGGCTCGACCAATCGTGTTCGGGACCAAGGCCGATGTTGCGGGCCTCGTCCATTTTCTCGTGATACCAGCCGATCGCATCGATGCCGGCTGAACATTTAGAGGCATTGAACCAGATCGACGGGAACGCCTTTCGCGCCGCCTCAACCCGCTTCATCGCCGCGCCCTTGCCCTGATTTGGGACAGTTCTGACCGAAAAGCCGGCCGCCCTTATGTGATCTTCGAACCGGATCGCGGTAATCGCGTCTTCCCTCGCGCCGTCATGTGGCAGGACGCACTCTGCGGTCGCATAGCCATTCGACCGCAACCATTCCAGATGCGTCGCCAGCGGCTGCCCGACCGCCTCGTAATAATCCAACGCCCGGATTTCACGCCCGACGAACTGCGCTATCCATATGGCGGTCGCGTCCCGTACGCCGATGTCCCAAAACGCCTTGACCGGCAGGTTCGGATCGCGGGCAACGTTGCCGACCCGCCCTTCCTTCCTTGCTTCGATCAGGGCGCGCGCATAGTAGGCCCCGCTCAGAACCGTCGCGTATCCGCCTTCCCAAATGTGATCGTATTGGTCGGGCGTCTTGTTGAGGCAATCCTGCCGTTCCTGCTCCAGAACGCTGGGGAACCACGGGTTGTCCGACCAGTTGGACCGCACCACTTTCGCCCCGGTCGGGATCGCATCGCTGCGCAGCATCAGGTCAACCGCATCGGTCTTGCGCAGCGGGTTCCAACTCCACCACATTTCCGATTGCAAGCCGCGATTCCTGTCTTCCCATCGGATCGTCGGGCGCACCAGCCCAATCGACCGGGACGAAATCGAGTGCGCTTCCTCACCCCACAGCCGGTGAAAGCCCTCGAAAGACTTGATCGAGTCCGCCGTGTGATCCTGGAGGCCCTGGAAGATCAGGATGCCGTCGCCTGGCGTCGCGATCCTGTCGTTGTAGACCTTGAAGCCGTCCGCCTCGCCAACCTTGAACTCGGCGAGCTTGCTTTCGATCAGGTGCTTCGCCGAATCCTTGAGCGACTTCTGTATTTCGCGGGCGCAAATGCCGCGAAGCCCCTCCCCAGCCTCGCCGGGGAAACGCAATGCGTCTTCCACCATCAGCCCCGCGAAAAAATGAGACTTCCCCGAGCCGCGACCGCCCCATGCCCCCTTGTCGCGCGCCGGCTCAAGCAGCGGCAGGAATACCTCAGCCGTCTCGATTTGCAGCCCGGACAATGATGCGCTCGATCTTGTGGACGAGATTGATTGCCCCGTCCTCGCCTTCGCCGGCCACCGGCTGGACCGGCTTGCCCCATCCGCGATCAAGAATGGCCGTCGCTGCCGAGACTTTTGCAGCGGCGGGCGACTTGCCGTTTTCCATCACGCGAACAAGCGTGGCGATGGCGTTTTCGGTCTGTGCCTGAGCGAGTTCCCGGAGGCGGGCATCAAGTTTTGGCCGACCGCCTGGATTGCCAGAGCGGCCTTTTTCAAAAGGCTTGCCAACCATGTTGTTACTCCGCTGTTCTCAGCGTATTGTCCGCCGCCCTTCCGCGCTCAGTCATCGGACTCTCCGAACACGATCAGGCGCTTGGCCTTCTCCATCAGGACGAGCGTCTCGCCGCCGTTGGCATTGCCGGCCACATAGAGTTCGCCGGCCTCTGTCTCTCCGAGAATGGCCACGCGGTCGAAGTTCCTGGCCTTCGCCGCCTCAAGGATTTCGCTCGCATCGAAGCGGTAGCCCTCGCCGACCAGCGCAGGCTTGAACTGAACGACCTCAGCCATTGGGCCTCCGATAAGAAAAGGCCCGCCGTGAGCGAGCCTGTTTGCCTCTATGGCTTGGGATGCGGCGATTGGGTTCGGGGCTGCCCGGCAAACCAAATCTGCCGGACCCGTCGAGCTTTCATGTCAGGCACTCGATCTCGCCTTGGGCCGATGCCCGCCTCGCATCTGTTCCCGTCATGGACGGGGGAATGAATGGGCTACCTTTCGGTAAGGGCTTGGACAGTGGCCTTTATCGGATTTTCCACCAAGCACCATGCGAGGCTCACGTCGCCGCCCAACTCTATCCGCTCTCGCGGAAACTGGCCCCTGAACGCCATCAAGCGCAGGGGACATGCGCCGTTTGCAACCGACGACTTCCGAGAATGGGAGCTACCCGCGCTCGGCACGCTGGCAAGGATCGAAGCCCTTGCCGCTGAATCAAAAAGGCCGCAGAAGCAGCCTATCGCTCGGGCGACGAACGCCCACCTACCATTTCATCCCCGATTTCTATGGAAATGTCAAGCACCTATGCTGCCGCCAGGAATTTCCACAGGACGGCGAGCCTGTTCAGCGCGAGCCGAAGATCGCCGCGCAGCTTCTCGGCCGGGTGGTTCTCGATAATGATCGTCTCAACCGCCATCATGCACAGCGGGCCGGCTTCGAGAATGCAGCGGCGGGCTTCCTTGAACTCATGCTCGGCGTTGCGGTCGCGATCTTCCCTGCGCTCATCGAACGGATCGGCGCCGTCATATCCGCCTGGCCCAGAAAAGTCAGACGCTGACCGTGGCGCACGCGCGCTGATCGCCGCCATCCATCGCGAGTAGACCTCGTGATAGCGTAGCGCCGTGTCGTAGTGCAGTTGCGTGAACATGATCGGGTGGTTTCCATCCGGGTAGCGCTTTCGCACCGCCTGCCAGTCCGCCAGCCAACGGGCAATGACAGAACCGTGCTCCGGGAGCCTGGCGTCTGATATGGTGAGTTCCGGGTTCATCTGTCGCCGCTTCCATGTTGCCGCTTCAAGTTCCATGCGCTCGATCAACCCAAGCGATTCCTTGGATCTGGATATACGGCCGCTCTCGGTTCTGACTGCCTGCTTTGCTGGCCTGCCGCGCTTCGCCTTCGCCATGCCTGTTCCCCGTATGCCTAGCTTTGCTGGATCGAAACGAGAGGCAGGGAGACGTAGAACCCCTCGCCTTTGGCTGTCAGCGGCGCACTACCCAATGCCGTCCTGTTCGGAACCCACTGGCGATAGGCGAGGATGCCGGAAGGCGTGGTGAACGCCTCAACCTCGCGTCGAGCTGGAAACGAGCTTTCTGCCGCCTGCCTTGACCTCTGACGGCGCTTCTTCTCCCGCTCGCGCAGGCGTGCCTTCTCCCGCCTCGCATGTTCCGCCGGCGTCGGGCCGAAGCTGGTGTCGCCGTCTCTCAATCTCTCGGAATACATGGATTTTCCTCAGTTTCGTGTGCTTGGTGCATTCCCGGTTTTCCCAGTCGGACATGTCGCCTTTCATCCACGCCATGATGCGGTGCATGTCAGGCAGCGATCTGTTTCAATTTCCCGTCTCTGTTCATGAAAGTGGCCGGCAAGCGCTTCTCCCGGCTCCGCGCTACCCACAGAAGCCGGGAGACAGTCGGTTCCAAAAGGCCCATGGCGATGGCGATTTCCATCGTGTCGCTTCCGGCCCGGAAGAGCGCCAGGACGGCCTCGGCCTTGGCATCTAGCGAGGTCATGCGATCCTCCTGAAATTCGTTATGCTGCTTCGCTGGAATGGTGTTGGCGCATAAACGGCGGCGGGTTGCGCTCGACTTCGCGGATTGCCCGGTTACGGCCTTCACGCCATTCGCGCTCGGCGCGCTCGGTAGGCATGTCCAGAAGCCCTTGAGGGACCTTCACGCCCCAATTGGCGGCAAGAACCACCATTGCGCCGAAGCCGTCACGATCAGCGCGCGCCAGTTCTTCATACCGCCCGGTATGGTGCGCGAACTGCCACATGGGGACCTTGAGCCTCATGCGGAGCCTTTCGCCGTCGTCTCGCGGACCATCGTAGGAAAGCCGGCGCTCTTCCGGGATGCGGTCGACCATGACGGCCTTGCGCACGATCCTGGCTAGTTCTGGCGGGGTCGGCACGAACTTGGGGTTGACTTCCTCGCATTCGCCGCGGAGGAACTTGCGGATACCGGCATGGATGGCTTCGATGGGGTGGCCGTGCAACGCCTCGACATAGGCCAGCGCCACGCCGTCCGGCTTCACGCCGCGCTGGAACGGCAGGCCGGCATCGAACAGCACGCGGATCGCATCGCTAATTTCGCCGGAAGAAGCTGGTTTCAATGGTTGGGTGTTCATGGTCTTGCTCTTGCCTTGGGAGTGGCCATCTGCCTGCGGAAATGTCAGCGAGCGCATCGCTGACGGTACGCTCCGGTGGCGCGGTGGCGCGGTGTTGTGGGGATTGACGGCTTTCGAGCCATTCGGGCTTGAAGCCCTGCCAGCCGTTGGAAATCATCTCATCGGCGGCGAAGTTCGGGTCGGGCCATTGGGCCAGCTTGTCGGCCAAGAGCTTCGCCGCATGAGCGGTGAGCGGCTTGCCGAGACGTTTGCGATGATCGATGACCGCGCTAGCCCTCTCTGCATCGAGGACGGTTTCGAGCGCCTTGCGGGGGGTAAGTGAGGACCCTTTAGGGTCCGAACGGGGGGAGTTAATTTCTTTGGGGGTCTGGGGGATTTCTTTATCAGAGGGGGATTGTTCCGCGATGTCGCGCGACATCGCGCGATCTTCCTCGCGCTTGGCCCTCATACGCTCGCGATCAGCCGCGCGCTTGCGTTCGGCCTGCTCGTCTACGATCTTCACCGGCTCACGCGAGGCGAGCGCAGCCGCCGTCCGGCCTATCAGGTCGGGATCGACGCCGGCGCGAACCAAGTCCGCTATGAGCGCGGCAACATCGCTCACCGAACCACCTCGACTTCGATACCCTTGAGAGCGCGCATCATCTTGCGCTTGAGCTTGAACTCCTTTGTTTCGTAGCCTTTGACGTCGATGACCCTGAACCGGTCCTGCTCATGGTCCCAGAAGCAGGCGTCAGCGACGTATGTGCATATGACCGCGCCTTTCGGTCCGAGCAGCGGAAAGCGCTTCTGGAACTCCAGGCCGCCGATCTTGCCTGCCTTTTCCAGAAGGATCAGGTTTTCGCAGTAGGCAGCTTCACGCTCTGACGCATACCGGCGCCCGTCGATCACGACAGGCTTGTTCCGGTACTTCGACCGCTTCTGCTTCCCGAGCAGTTCGCGCGCTTCTGCTGCTGATATGGTGGACACGCTAGGCGGCCTCCCCACACCTGCCGTGATTTGGATGGAAGCCATATTTGATCTCAGCGGCCTTACGCTTCGAAATGGCTATGGATTTATCGGTGAAGTAACCGAGATGGCGCCTCTTCCCGCTAACCTTGATCGCAGCGACCCATTTCTGTTCGCGGGAAGCCCAAAAGACGCCGGGGGTTCCAGAAGAGTTGTTCTTCTGGCGCGGCCTGTTCTTTTTATTTTCTGCACCAGTTACCGCGCGGAGATTGCACCACCTGTTGTCGGCGCGGTCATGATTTTTATGGTCTATTTCGTGCGCAGGCCAATCGCCGGTCATCCACATCCAGATGATACGGTGAACCCTGTAGAAACGACCGAATATGGCGCACCGGAGGTACAGCTCTTGTCCTGCCGGGCTTCCCGCCGATTTCTCGGAATACTTTCTATTCCATGCTTTCCAGTTTGCATCGCTCTTGAACCAGCGACGGTCACGAACACGCCATGTCAAAATCCCGGTTTCGGGATCGTAGTCTGTCAGTTCTCGTATGATCGCTTGTGTCAGTTCCATCTCAACCCACCCACCAAACAATCATCCCCACAACAGCAAGAGACATTCCTGCTGCTATGATGGAGAGGAGATATAGCCTTGGACTGGCGGAGGGATCGGGGCCGCGAAGCTCATCTGCGAAGTCGTAGCGCATCACGCGGCCTCCCTGACCTGAGATGCGGCATAGTCGCCCCACTGGGCGGCCATGGCCTGCGCTATGCCTTCGAAAGTCCGACTGCGCTCTTTCCAGCGATCCGGGCCGGGAGGCATATGATGGACACGCGGCGTGCGACCGCCGACAATGTTCGTCGGCACCAGCGGCGGCAGGTTCTTGAGCCAGAAACAGGTGCGCTTGGTTTCCCCATGGCCGAACATCCACGGCTGGACGGACTGCGCCGGTTCCTGATAGTTCAGGATGCGCTTTTTGGCATGCCGATGCATGACCGGGTTCTCGACCGCAATGCGTTCAACCGGCGCGTTCCAGCAGTCGGAGAACAGCGCGGCGCCGGCATCGAGGTCGGCCCACATTTCCTCCAGCGATCGACCGGCAGGCGGTGCCGAGAGCCAACGGACGCCGGAATTGCAAAGCCTGGTGCATGGCGGGTGCGCCACGATCAGCATGTCCCAGCCGTCGTGCAGGATGCCGCGCACGTCTCCGGTAATGTGCTTGTTCGACCGATCCTCCGCAGGAAGCAGATCGCAGGACCATGCGTCGAGACCGCGTGCCGCAAAGGCTCGCCTCACGACGCCGGAAAATTCGCAGGCGATCAGGACGCGCATCACGCCTCCAGCCTCTTGAGCGCCTTGGACTTGCGCGCGGGAGGGTCGATGCCTTCCTCTATCTGCTTCTGTGCAGGCTCGAATGCACCGATGATGATGAGAGCCTGGCGGCGGCGTTCCTGCGCGTCCGCGATGATCCTGTCCGCGATGCCCACTTCCTCATGGGCCTGTTTCAGCACGGCGTCGGTCGCCGATGCAGCACGGTCCAGAAGCGACGGAGGAAGGGTCGGCGATGCTTCGATAGCCGCTGCCAGTTCCTCGGTGATCGGATCGCGTTTGCCGCGCCATGGGATGATTTCGGCCAAGCTCATTTCAGTCTTCCTCCGCTCTAAAGATCAGCGATGCGCCCAAGCCCGTCAGCCGCCCCCCGCAACGCATCAGCATCCGGCCCGTAGAAATCTGGATCGATTTCCAGAAGGCGCGCAGCAAGGACCGCCGCGCGTCGCTGCGCGATGAAGGCTTCGTGTTTTGCACGGCTCAGGCTCTCTTCGTTGTGGCGTTCGACAGCCTCTCGGACTGCATCCGCAATGTCGGCGGGAACGCGCTTGATCTTGCGCCACCGAAGTCTCTCGATGACAGTGTGAGACAACCGCGCGGCGCGAGCGGCCCGGTTGATTTGGGTAAGTGCGGGGCCATCCCCGCCAAGGAAGCGGACGGCGGACGCCATCTCGTCAACGATCAACTCAGTACGCATTTCTCGCTCGCGCCGTGAGATTTCCCGGTCGCGCCCCTGGTTTTCCGCCATTTGGAATTTTCCTTTCGCTACTGTCGTGGCGTTCGACAGGAGCGACTAAGCCGGAGAACCGGCGGAAAGGATCGAAGTGGGTTGGCTGGCCGACGATGCGCGGAGACTTTTGGCGAAGCTGGAAGCGCAGAAGGCCAGGAATAAGGCTCCCGATGGCCTTGACGATCGGGGCAAATTTGAACCGGAACGCGAGCAGCCGGGAGGCAGCGCTCAGCGCTCCGGTATCCGCCGGGAGGACAGCGGATTGGAAAAAGATTGCGGGCAGGTTGGTTTCCAGATTTCGCGCCGTGACGCCCTTGAGGGAAAGGCGGCAATAGCTATCGCCTGCCCGCCACCCAGCGGAGATACGATAGACGGCAGTTCTCGGTGTCGTGCGAACAACGTCCGCTGGATTGATTTTCGCCGCCGCCGTCACGGTGTCCTCCCGTGATTACGATGGAACCCGAAGCGCTTTTCGGCTTCCTTCCGGGCCGCCACGGCTGCGTCAAAGGTTGGGAAGCGTCCAATATTGTAGCGTTTGCCACCGGAGCCGATGAGGACGATCCATTTACCGCGCCCTTCATCAAACTGTACTCCAGGGACGCCAGATTTGTTGTCCTTATGAAGCTTCCTGTTTTTCGCGTTCAGCGAGTCATTAACGTCCCGGAGGTTCGATATCCGGTTGTCATCTCGCTGATGGGAAATGTGGTCGATTATACCGTGAGGAAATTCGCCATGGACGTAAAGCCACGCCAACTGATGGGCAAAGTATCGCCGTCCCTCAATTGGAATGATGCGATAGCCCGTCTCGGCAACGCACCCTGCAATAGTTCCGGCAAACCGCTTGTTCCAGATCTTGTTGGCCCAAGGACGCGACGACGGAGAGGCCCACTCACGGAAACGCCAACGAAAAACACCAGTGGTGGGATCGTAGTCGAGAACCTTTTTGAGGTCGTCCACGGACAGACGATCGCCATCGACGCGCGCCGGTTGTTCAGATCGAGCGGCGCTCCTCGTCCGCTCGTAGCCGGGACGGAGAGCCGTGTTCTCCAATTCTCCGTCCCGGCGGTCCGCCGCGTGGGATAGCGTCACCACCGCACCGCCCTCCCCGACAGGATCAGCGCGACAAGCACTCCGGCAAGGAGGATGTATTCAGGGGTAGTGATGGGGGATGACAGGTATGAGGCGATGGACATTCAGCCCCCCAACTTCCCGTTGCGGAGACCATGGTCATATGTACGGATCAGGACGCGGCATACGGCTTTCCCGATGGTGCCACCATTCAACTCCCTGTCGCTTTTGGCGTGGCCGAGAAGCCGTCCCGGTGTGAATTTTTGCGATGTCTGCTCGCGCAGCCGTTTCCAGTCGAGGTGCCCCCGGTGCTCTGCGATAAGCGCGCCGAAGCCTTCAATGATCGGGCCATCAACGGCGTGGGCATCCTTGTCCCAAGTGCCCTTGATCGCCATCAGGGTCTCCTTGAGAACCTCAAGGCCGTAGTTCTTGTAGATGCTGGTCAGCGCCGCGACGGCGCGGATCGTCCCGTCTCCCACCGCGTGTGCGATGCGGTAGCCGAGAAACGTCACGACACGGTTGATCGCGACTTCCGTTTCATAACCGGCGGCCACCCGGACGTTGAAAAGCTCGACGGGATTGGGCTTGCGCCGCCCGGTGTTGATCTTGTCGAAGATAGAAGCGGCTCGGGCAGGGTCGGCCGCGCTCACGACACGGCAGGGTACCTTTTCGTTTTCGCCATAGAGCTTCTGGATCGCGGCCTTGCGATGCTGGCCGTCTACGACATGATAAATTCCGTTGCCGTTCGGCAGCGTCACCACCAAGTCGTCAAACAGGTCGGGGTCGAAATCGCTGGCGATCTTGTCGGCGTGACGTTCGTTGAACTCCCGCTGCGCTTTGGCCCAAACAATCGACAGGTTCTTGACCGGAATCCATTGCGTCTGATGCGCGGCCTTCGTGAAATTCTCGCTCATTCGTGTATCCCTTCGATGCGCGAAAGGAGCGTCGTCAAATGCTGACGCGCCAAACGGACTTCCTTCGCGGCTGCTTTTGCGGCGTTGGCGGAAAGGTATGGGAGGTCGAGTTCGGCCGCCGTCACGCAAGTGTGAGTGATGATGCCGAAGGCGTGTTCAAACTGGTCAACGCGGGCCGGCTCACGAGTAGGACGGGGACGGGCCTTGAAACTGCCCGTCCCCCATACTTTTTCGGCCACGGGCGTTATGCACTCACGAGCTTCCGGAACCTTCAATTCCATCAGCATCTTGAATGCCTGATCGACAATCGCGGTATCCGCATTGGAATAGCCGCCGCGATCGACCAGGAATACAACGTCGCAAGCCATACGGTAGGTGTGCGCACCGATCCCGAAGGACTTGGCGATGGCTACAGGGTCTTCGCCCGTCGCCTCGCGCTCCATGCCCTCGCGCGCCAAGGCTTCGATTGTCTTGCCTTCCGGCAAGGAAGCCCGGCGGGGATCGTGGGCAGGCGTCTTTTCTTCCGTCTCGACTTCCGCAAAATCCATATCGTCATCCTTCGGCACGGACTTGCCGATGGCAGCCGTGTTCATGGTGGCGGTCGTGCCGTGTTTCGTGGTGTAGGTGCGCTCACTGCGAACGTTCGCAGTGACGGGGCGAAGCCCATTGACGAAGCGATCAGAGACGTTGGCGCGGCGGGCGATTTCCCGATCCGACCACTTCGACCATTCGGCGTCGTTCAGAAGCGTCAGGACCGCGCGGCGCTTGTCGTCGTTTGTCCTGCGAAGGCCGTGCGTCTCGTTGGCGCCGACGCTGTAGAGGATCGCATCCCGGCGCGTTCCCTGCCGAACATCGGCGGGGATGGTTTCACGGTCGGCGGCGATGAAGGCCCGGAGACGATGAAAGCCATCGGCCAGCCAATGGTCGGAGCCATCGTAGAAAACGACGATCGACGGGAACTCGACGCCGCTCTTGATGGCGTCGGCGTATTCCTCGATCACGCTGTCTTGCAGCATGGCGCGGGATTGAGTGCCACCGTCTATCCGCACCAAATGGACCGGGAGTCCACCGCCATTCCTCGCCGCAATCGCTCGCGCCGCGATGCCGTTCGGCTTTATGGCAGTCGCTTCGGTGCGGATCATCATGCCACCCGTTCCTTTGACTGGTCTGGGGAGGTGGGGGCGAACAGGGCTGCGAGATCGGGGCGAAGTTCTTCGGCGGGGATGCCGGTAATGCGGGCAACGTCCAGCACCCGCTCTGCGGGGACTTTCTTCCATTGCGAAATCGCTTGCGGCGTAATGTTGCCTATCGCCTTAGCGAGAGCCGAGGGACCGCCAGAGAGTGCAAACGCGCGTTCAAGAGCTTCAACCATTCCTGATTGAAAGCATATCTTTCACTCTTTTGCAAGCACCTCTTTCGGTGAAAGTTCCCCTTGCCGCCGTCATAGTTGGGATATGGCAGAAAAGCAGGCTCCAGACCGGGACCGAGGCGACCGCATCAAATATGTGCGGACCGAATTGCTTCGCATCAAATCGCAAGAGAAGTTCGCCGAGATATTGGCGGCCGAGAGCGGCGCGCCGATAACTCGCGGGGCGGTCGGCAATTGGGAGCTTGGCAAGGAAGTGGCGCTGAAAAACCTCACGCTGATAGCCGAGGTTGCCGGGATATCCTTGGACTGGCTTGCCCACAATGCCGGGCAGAGGCCGACAAGCGCGAACCACCGTCCTGCGCCCCGAAATCTAGCCGAGGCCAACAGCATACCCTTGGTCGGCTATGTCCGCGCCGGTGCGTCAGCAGCTTTTTACGCTACGGCAACCGATCCTTTAGATTGGGTTGCTCCAATAGGCGACATGACAAAGGACACCGTCGCGGTGCAGGTGCAGGGCGACAGCTTGGGGTCGTTCTTCGATACCTGGCTGATCTACTATGACGAGGTGCGGTCGCCGATTACGCCCGATCTTGTCGGCAAGCTTTGCGTCGTCGGCCTGATGGACGATCGCGTCGTCGTGAAGACGGTGCGCCGCTCAAAAACAGCGGGGCTGTACAATCTCATGTCCAATACCGGGCAGGATGACATTCTCGACGTGGAAATCGTTTGGGCCGCCAAGGTCAAGAACATGGCTCCACGTTAACTCTCTACAGGTCTCTGACAGTTGGTGAGGTTTGTTGTCCGGGCAAAAGGGTGACTAGCCCCGTGCTCAGAAGCATCCGGGGTTAGTCCCCTTCCCTGACAGTCGGAGCCGGTCCGCCGCCTCGGGCCTGACAGACGACAACGGCGCTGCCAGATTTTCCGCTACTTCACGGCTCCCCGTCAGGAACCAGCGAACACCCCTTCGGAACTTCGGGCTGGGGCTTCCATTCGTTCGCGCCCGGTGGTATGGAGTTACCGTCTATCAAACGGCGAAGTCGCCACCGTCTTTCCAACCTTTCCGACTTCGAATCGGCCCCGGCTCACAACCGGGGCTTTCGCGTTATAGGCTCCAAAACGTAAAAATGAAAGGTCTGCTTTCTTTTTTGTTGCGCGCGACTGAAAGATATGCTTTCATCTCCCCATCAGCCAACCACTGGCACCCGCTACGGCGATGGAGGGAATGATGGCAGACACCACGCAAAAATCGGACGAACAGATCGCTAAGGAAAAGGCGGCTGTTGAGGCGATGAGGAATGCCAAGGCGAACATGGAGTCCGCGTTGGCCCGCATTTCCGATCTAGAGGCCGCGCTCAGAAGCGCCCTCGATTGCATCAAGCGTTTCAAGGGCTACACGCCATCGACCGCCTACATCTACGGCGGTCAGGAGACGATCCATAGCGAGATAGACAAGTCCGTCGCCGCGATCCTCAAGAGGGTCGGCTGACATGTCCACCAAGGAACAGGCGCATACGGCGGACAGCCTCGTCCACGAGTTCGTT